TTTAGGCAAGGTGGATTCCTCCGACTTCCTAGTGATGAACTAGACGAAGTTAGATTGTTTAAATCGGGCAGACGCGCAGCGTACTACTAAGGATTGATATGGCTACAAATATGGTTCCTTCTTTGTCACAAGCCCCATTGGGTTTGAGCGCAATGGATGAGATGGGCGCAATGCCTGATATTGAAATTGAGATTGAAAACCCAGAGGGTGTTCGCATTGGCATGGATGGCCTAGAGATTGAACTTGAGCCCGGCACAGAGGGCGATGAAGAAGAGTTTGACTCCAACCTTGCTGATTTCATGGACGATGGCGAGCTTCAAAAAATAGCCGAAGACATCATGGGGGATGTAGAGGGCGACATTAACTCCCGCAAAGACTGGGTTGAGATGTTTGTCAAAGGTCTAGATGTTTTGGGGATGAAGTATGAAGAAAGAACGGAGCCTTGGCTCGGTGCTTGTGGCGTATTTTCAACCGTTCTTACTGAGGCCGCCGTGCGCTTCCAGAGCGAGACTATCATTGAAACGTTCCCTGCTGCGGGCCCGGTCAAAACGGAAATTATTGGTGCAATTGACAAGCTTAAAGAGCAAGCGGCGGAGCGTGTACGCGAGGACATGAATTATCAACTGACAGAAGTAATGTCAGAGTATCGCCCCGAGCATGAGCGCATGTTGTTTAATTTGGGCCTAGCAGGTTCGGCGTTCAAGAAAGTTTACTACGATCCAGCGCTTGGTCGTCAGACTTCGGTGTTTATCCCTGCTGAAGACATCATTATTCCTTACGGCTCCTCTGGTGCTCGTACAGCAGAGCGCGTGTCCCACATCATGCGCAAGACAAAGAACGATGTAAAGAAGTTGCAAGTAGCGGGCTTCTACCGTGAGATTGAGTTGGGTGAGCCTGCTCAAGTACACACAGACGTTGAGAAGAAAAAAGCCGATGAGCAAGGCTACAGCTTGACGGACGACGACCGCTATCAAATTTATGAAATTCAAATTGATTACAACTTACCCGGCTATGAAGATGAAGATGAGATTGCTCTTCCGTACATTATTTCTATTGATAAAGGCACAAACAAAATCCTCTCTATCTACCGCAACTGGGAAGAAGAAGACGATCTCAAAATTAAGCGCCAGCATTTTGTCCAGTACGATTACATACCCGGCTTTGGTGCTTATGGCTTTGGCTTCATACACCTTATTGGTGGCTATGCCCGGGCCGGTACATCTCTTATTAGACAACTCATTGACGCTGGCACACTAAGCAATTTGCCCGGTGGTTTGAAGACTCGCGGTCTGCGGATCAAGGACGACGATACCCCAATCTCTCCCGGTGAATTCCGTGACATGGACGTGCCATCAGGTTCAATCCGTGACAACATCATGGCCTTGCCATACAAAGAACCATCACAGGTTCTGGCAGGACTCTTAGATAAGATTACGGAAGAAGGTCGCCGACTGGGTTCTGTTGCTGATATGAAGGTCAGTGACATGAGTGCCAATGCACCCGTGGGTACAACACTGGCTATTCTTGAGCGGCAGTTGAAGACTATGTCTGCTGTGCAAGCGCGTGTGCACTACTCGATGAAGCAAGAGTTCAAGCTCTTGAAAAACATCATCCGTGACTATGCTCCCACAGAGTATGAGTACGACCCGTCAAGCGGCGACCGCATGGCCAAGCAAGGTGACTATGACATGGTGGACGTGATCCCTGTGTCAGACCCCAACAGCGCGACGATGGCTCAGCGCATCATGCAGTATCAAGCTGTGATCCAGTTGGCGCAGCAAGCTCCGCAGATCTATGACTTACCGCAGTTGCACCGTCAGATGATTGAAGTGTTAGGCGTGAAGAACGCTGACAAACTTGTGCCCACAGAGGACGACCAGAATCCAAAAGATCCTATCAGCGAGAACATGGGCTTCCTCAAAGGCGAGCCCACTAAAGCGTTTATCTACCAAGATCAAGACGCGCACATCGCTGTGCATACGACGTTCATGAAAGATCCGATGATTGCCGCGCAGATGGGTCAGAACCCTATGGCTCAACAGATGATGGCCGCCATCCAAGCGCACATTGCAGAACACTTAGCGTTCTCATACCGCCGCAAGATTGAAGAGCAGATGGGCGTGCCGCTCCCCCCACCCGGAGAGCAGTTGCCAGAGCAGGTGGAGGTGCAGTTGTCTCAGTTGGTTGCGCAAGCATCCGCTCAGCTTCTCAATGCAAACATGGCTCAGGCTCAACAAGCTCAGGCTCAGCAAATGCAGCAAGACCCGCTCGTGCAAATGCAGCAAGCAGAACTCCAGATCAAGGCACAAGACGCCAAGACCAAAGAGCTCAAAGTACGTGGCGACTTGCAGCTTAAAGCCGAGGAGTTGTCGCTCAAAGCACGCGAGAGCGCGGCCAAAACGGGTGAAGATCCAAACATGGCAGCGGCTCGTATGCAGCAAGAGCTTATGCAGGCGCAGGAGTTACATGCCCTAGAAGTTGCAAATCAACAACAGCAACAGCAGATTCAAGCGCAGCAAGCGCAGCAACAGATGGCTCACCAACAACAGCTACATGGACAAAGCGTGGGGCAGGGCGACCAGCAACACAAAATGGAGATGTTGCAAAAAATAATGCAGGCAAAACAGCAAGCCCAGCAGCCCCCTACAACTCCCGGTAAAGGATAACAATGGACAGAAGAATCCTAGATTTGCTCTCCTCTAAACTCGAAGAGCATCGTAAGAGTCAAGCTGAAGTTTTGTGTGATGGTAGCGCTAAATCCTACGATCACTACAAAGAACTGTGCGGTTTTATCCGAGGTCTCCAGACTGCGCAGTATGAAATAGGTGACCTCGTGCGTAAACTTAAGGACTCTGAAGATGACTGAATTTGATGTTAGTGCGGTGGATTTATCGGCGGTACTTAATGTATCTGCTGAAGAAAAAGCCAAACAAGTGCCTGATCCAGCAACGTACCACATTTTGTGTATGTTGCCCAAGGCCGAAGAGGAGTTTAGCGAGACTGGGATTTTGAAGTCTGCTACTGCTATGTATCACGAGGAGCTACTTTCCCCCGTGTTGTTTGTGGCCAAGATTGGCCCCGATGCGTTTAAAGACGCCACCAGATTTCCATCTGGCCCAAGCTGCAAAGTTGGTGACTTTGTGTTAGTACGTCCTAACACGGGAACCCGCATGAAAATTCACGGTACAGAATGGAGACTCATTAATGATGACTCTATTCAAGCGGTCGTACAAGACCCCCGTGGCATTCAACGTCCCAACTAAGGAGTAAATTATGGCCAAAGATGATGAGTTTAAATTCCCCGACGAAAAAGAAGTCAAAGCCGACAGCGAAGAAAAAATTGAGTATGAGATTGAAGGCGAAGGCGAAACTGAAGTTGAGGTAATAGACGATACCCCCGCGCAAGACCGTGGGCGTAGCCGCATGGAAGAGCCTCCAAAGGATTTTGCCGAGGATGAACTGAACAAGTACGATGAAGGTGTGCGCAAGCGCATCCAGCATTTTACGAAGGGCTATCACGAAGAACGCCGTGCTAAAGAATCAGCGGAGCGAGAGCGAGAAGAAGCTCTACGTATTGCGCACGCTGTGGTTGAGGAGAACAAAAAGCTTAAAGGCTCTTTAAATACTAACCAGCAAGCCCTGTTAGAACAGGCTAAACGAGTAGTTGGTAACGAGGTTGAAAAAGCCAAGGCCAGATACAAAGAAGCCTATGAAGCAGGTGACTCAGACGCTGTTGTAGATGCGCAGGAAGCATTGATTGCCGCTAAATCCAAGATGGAGCGCGTAAACAATTTTAAACCTGCCCCTTTACAAGAGCAAAAAACTGAGGTACAAATACCACAACAAGTTACAAAACAGCCGCCCGTAGACCATAAAGCTATGGCGTGGCAATCAGAAAATAAGTGGTTTGGTTCTGATGATGAGATGACTAGCTTTGCACTTGGACTCCACACCAAGCTAGTTAAATCTGGAGTTGATCCTCAGTCCAACGAGTATTACGAGAAGTTAAATTCTCGAGTTAGACAAGTTTTCCCAGATCAGTTTGAGTCTGAGAAACCGGTGAATGCGCCAACTTCGCCGAAAAGATCAAACGTCGCACCTGCGACCCGTAGCACAGCGCCTAAAAAGATCGTGCTTACGCAGACACAGGTGAATATCGCCAAGCGGCTTGGAGTTCCTTTGGATCTCTATGCTCGTAAGGTTGCGGAAGAACAGTTAAGGAAATAAAATGGAAAAGTCAACACGTTTAGCACGAGAGCTCGATACCCGCGAGAAGACGGAGCGCCCAAAACATTGGATGCCCCCTCAACTTCTACCCGATCCCAATCCGGAACCGGGTTATGCGTTTCGCTGGATCCGAATTGCTTCGTTAGGCAAAGACGACGCCACTAATATTTCTGGAAAACTACGCGAAGGCTGGGAACCTGTTAGGGCTTCTGACCACCCCGAAATCCGCATGTTTGGTTCTTCTGCTAACGCAAAGTTCCCTGACAGCGTGGAAGTAGGCGGTTTGTTGCTCTGCAAAACACCTGTGGAATTTACTGACCAGCGAAATGAGTATTACCGAAAACAATCGGAAGCTCAAATGGCTTCAGTGGATAACACTTACATGCGCGAAAATGATCCGAGGATGCCTATGTTTAAAGAACGTAAGTCCACGGTCACTTTCGGAAAAGGTATTTAACTTTTTTGGAGTCTTAAATGGCATATCCTACCGTTGATAAGACGTATGGTTTCAAGCCCGTCAATCGCCTTGATGGTCTACCTTACGCCGGAGCGATCCGTCAAATCCCAATCGCGCCTTCCTACGCAACAGCAATCCTGAACGGTGACACCGTTAAGGTTGACACTAACGGCTACATCGTGGCTGCTAGTACAACTGACTCAGGTGCGATTGTTGGTGTATTGGTTGGTTGTTCTTATATCAACTCTTTGAGTCAGCCTACGTTTGCACAGAACTATCCTGCCGCTACTTCAACTTCAACAAACATGGCTTTGGCTTTTGTTGTGGATGATCCTAGTGCAGCGTTCCGTGTTTGCGCTACTGTCGCCGGTTCCACCACTCCTACGGCTTATACCCGTGCTTTGGTTGGTTCTAACGTGGCTTTGGTTGCTAACGTTGGTTCTACCACTACAGGTGATTCGTACTACGGTATTGACGGCTCTTCTGCCAACACTACCAATACATTGCCTATTCGCGTGATTGATGTCATCCCTGACACAGCCACAGGCCCCGCCACAACTGCCGCTACAACTTACTACGAGTTTATCGTTAAGTTCAACACAGCGCAGTACAACAGCACCACTGGTGTTTAAGGAGTAACTTACCATGGCTATTTCACGCGCACAGCTACTTAAAGAGTTGCTCCCCGGTCTGAACGCATTGTTCGGTCTGGAATACGCTAAATACGGCGAAGAGCACAAAGAAATCTACGAAACAGAAACATCTGAGCGTAGCTTTGAAGAAGAGACAAAACTGTCTGGTTTCTCTGCTGCTCCTGTCAAGAACGAGGGCTCTGCCATCGCTTATGACAATGCACA